TATGGCAATAAATCCTTACTTCACAGAAAGTGGTGGCGTTACTACTCAAAAGAGCCTCTATGAGGATCTCATCATTGAGGCGTTGAAGATATACGGCCAAACCTTTCATTACATCCCACGCGAAGTGTTGAACCATGACAAGCTTTTTGGTGAAGACCAGCTTGCACGTTTTGACGACGCGTATGAAATCGAAATGTATATCGAGAATGATGACTTCGGTGGCGGATCTGACCTGTTCCAGAAGTTTGGTGTTGAGATACGTGATGAAGCAACGGTCGTCGTGTCCAAGTCTAGATGGTTTCAAGAAGTCGTTACGACTGGCGGTGAGACTCTGACTCGACCAAGAGAAGGTGACCTTGTATACTTCAACTCAGGTAAGGCTCTTTTTGAGATTACGTTCGTTGAACACGAGAAGCCATTCTACCAGTTGAATAACCTACCTGTCTATAAACTGAATATCAGTCTGTTCGAGTACAGCGGCGAAGAGATGGACCTTGAGGCTATCGGGGTTGACGAGAAAGAATACGCATCGACGTATGTCGTTACTGTGGCCGATGCCGCTGGTTATACTGACGGTGAGACTGTAACTCAGACCGTTGGAACCACGACAGTCACTGGTGAGATCCAGTCGATCTCAGGTAACGAGATTACGGTGTCGAACGTATCGAATGACACGTCTAGCTTTATCATCTTCTCGGCTGGTTCTGACCTCGTAGGTGTAACGAGCTCAACTGCTTCTAACGTTACTGCGGTGGCCGCTCTCGAAGATCGTTACTCTGACAATAATGAAATCGAATCTGAAGCGAGTACCATCACGGCGTTTGATGCTAACAACCCGTTTGGAGACTTCTAATGTACGGTCAGTATGGCTATAACTCACACATCCGAAAGCTCGTAGCACTGTTTGGTGATATGTTTAACAATATCTCAACTGCTCGACAGGACACATCAGGTAACCTGACAAACCAAAAGCGGGTGCCATTGGCATACGCACCACGTGAGTCATTCCTCGCACGGCTTGAAGAGAATCCAGACCTGACGGATGATCGTGTGGCTATCTCTCTACCTCGTATGTCGTTTGAGATCACTGGTGCTTTGACCTATGATGCACAACGGCAGCTACCAAAAAACAACGTATGTCGTGTTACTGACTCGAACGGTAGTCCGACAAAGATATATGCACCAGCCCCGTATCTCATTCCGTTTGAGCTGAGCATATATTCGAAAAACCAAGATGAAGCCTTACAGATCGTTGAGCAGATCCTACCGTACTTTAAGCCTTCGATTCGTCGTACGTATTACCCTATTGATGGTGAGACGTTCACTGACGAGGTCGTCTTTCGCCTGGTGTCGGTTACCAAAGAAGATACGTATGCGAACGACTTCACTAATAACCGTAAAATCATCTACACGATCCTTTTTGATGCTCGTATAAATATCTTTGCACGGGTAGACACTGATGCATCGGTCATCCTTAACTCTATTGTTAACTTCACGACTGATGCAACTAGAGACACTGACGACCTTACCATTACTCAGTCTGTCAATCCACAGAGTGCAACGGTACCAACTGATACACATACGATTGATATCACATATAATTACGGATTCGAGTAATGAACGAAGAAATGCTAGACGAAGGGTTTATTGACAGCCTCAGGAAAATTATTGGTTCTGATAACTCTGACCTTATGGATGGCATAGTTAAGTTCTTTGCTCAGACACTGACTCTTAAGAAGGCTGATAGAGCAGCGTCTCTTGAGAAAATGTCTAAAGCGTTTAGCGATACGTATAATAGTGAGTTCAAAAACCTTGAAGCTGCGGTGGCAAACCCTAGTCCTGAGACACTAGCAAAGGCCAGTAAGTCTATGGCTAAGTTGTCGGGTGACTTTCTTCGTATGATAGGTCTTGGAGCTTTTGCAGCAGTTCCAATACCAGGCACTGGACCGGCAACGGTTCTTGTTGCGCACGCGTTGTTAAAGAGAGTGACGGGTGGTAAACTCGGTCTCATCCCTCCTTCGACGTATCAGACGTTTCGTAAGTATCAAGAACTAAGTAAGCCAAAGACCGAGACCAAGTCATTTAAAGAGTTCCGACGTGGATAACAAAGAAACTGCTAAGAAGATGCTCGCCGAGATTAATGAGGCGGACGATCTCGAGAAGGATTACACTTTCTCGCGTGATACATATCATGAGTTAATTCAGGTATCCATTGATGCGATCCAAGACCTACAACAGCTCTCGAAGGATTCTGAACATCCTCGTGCGTTTGAAGTCTTGTTCAACGGCATCAAACATACTGCAGACATCAACAGTAAGCTAGTTGATCTACAGCGTAAGGTTCAAGTTATCCAACAGGATGGTAAGACCACTGAGCATCAGCCTGGAAGACAGGTCCTCAGCGAGGAAGATCCTGCAGCTCAAATTGCATTCCAAGGTACAACGCGTGAGTTGTTATCTGCTATTGATAATGTCAAAGCTGATATCATAGATGCCGAGTACGAAGACACCGATGACACAGAAGACCCATCATAATCGTCAGATAAAAGACGCCTATCTTGGAAACCCCAACATCAAACGTGATGGGGTCGAACACTCGTTTACGCAATCTGAACTTGAAGAGTATCTGAAGTGTAAGGCTAACCCTGAGTACTTTGCTGAGAAGTATATTAAGGTCATTCACATCGATCACGGTCTTGTACCATTCAAACCATATCCGTATCAAAAAGAGCTGTTCAAGTCGTTCAATGAGAATCGATTCTCTGTTGTACTTGCTTGTCGTCAGTCAGGTAAGTCTATCTCGACATGTGCATACTTACTGTGGTACTCACTCTTCCATTCTGAGAAGTTCGTTGCGATCCTTGCCAACAAAGCGGCAACCGCAAAGGAGATGCTGTCTCGTATCACACTGATGCTTGAGAACCTACCATTCTTCTTGCAGCCTGGTTGTAAAGCCTTGAACAAAGGCAGTATCGAGTTCTCAAACAATACTCGTATGGAAGCCCACGCGACATCATCATCTTCTATTCGTGGTAAGTCTGTTAGTCTTCTGTATCTCGATGAGTTTGCGTTCGTCGAGAACGACACTGAGTTCTATACCTCGACATATCCAGTTGTTTCGTCTGGTAAGACTTCACGTGTTATTATTACATCGACTGCCAATGGTATTGGCAATATGTTCCACAAGATATACGAAGGCGCTGTACAAGGTACCAACGAGTTTAAGGCTTGTCGTGTTGATTGGTGGGACGTTCCTGGCCGTGATGAGAAGTGGAAAGAACAGACAATCTCGAACACCTCGCAAGAACAGTTCGAACAGGAATTCGGTAACTCGTTCGGCCGAGGGACTGGTAAAACACTCATTGCACCTGCGACGCTCTTGGCACTTCGGGCTATCAACCCAGTTGAGATCAAAGGTGATACACACATATACTCACGACCTATCGAAGGCCATCAGTACGTGATGACAATTGATACTGCTAAAGGTCGTGGACAAGACTACTCTGCATTCTCGGTCATTGACGTCACCGAGGTACCATTTAAGCAGGTTGCAGTCTTCAGAAATAACATGGTCTCACCTCTCATCTATCCTGACTTCGTCTACAAGATGGCGGTATACTATAACAACGCGTATCTGGTGGTCGAATCAAACGACCAGGGATCGATGGTGTGGAGAGCATTACGTTACGAGTTTGAGTATGAAAACATGTATGTTGGCAAGGTTGCCAATGGTACTACGTTTGGTCTTGAACAGACTCGTAAGACAAAAAGAATTGGTTGTTCGAATCTCAAGGATCTTATCGAAGAGGGTAAGCTTGAGCTCCAAGACGCTGAGACTATTCGTGAACTAGGTACGTTCGAAGCCCGTAAGACATCTTACGAAGCCGCACCTGGTAACCACGATGACTTGGTCATGACTCTCGTCATGTTTGGGTTCTTCGCAACAACTAATATGTTTGGTTATGTGGCTGATGAAAACCTTCGCGATATGATGTTACAAGAAAAAGATCGCCTGATCGCGGACTCGGTTCCCTTCCTTGGTTCTATTCAAGATGGTGACCTAGATCGTGATGTCGTATTCCAAGCACAAGAAGACGACTATGGTGATTTTGCAGTCCAGTTTAAACGGGACGATGTATTCGGTATAATCATCGAAGAGTCATAGGAATTGTGCAACGTATAAATACTATATTACAATTCGTTGCAACGTGAACTTCTTATTATGACTCATCGTTATATTGCCATATCATATAAAGCTAAAATAAGGAAAAGCTAAATGCCCTTGAATCGAGTATCTCCTGGGGTCAGTGTTGCCGAGATCGATCTTACGACTCGCGCACCAGCTGTCTCCACCTCTATTGGTGGTTTTGTTGGTAACTTCCGTTGGGGTCCAGTTGAAGAAATTACAACTGTATCTTCTGAGAATGACGTTCTCAACAAGTTCGGAACACCTACTGCCGCTACAACAATCGACTTCCACGTCCTTGCACAGTTCTTAAGCTACAGCAACAATGCTGAAGTTGTTCGTGTCATCGACGGTGACGGTAACAACGCAAACGCCGGTGGCGATGATGACTGCGTTGTTAAGAACCGTACCAACTATGACGCACAGACATTCGCCCTTGGAACCGAAGGTCACTGGGTTGCTAAATACCCTGGCGCTCTCGGTAACTCTCTGAAGGTTGAAGTCTTCGGTTTCAAAACCGATACTGGAACAACGCAAACCAACTTTGATGCGTGGACATACAGCGGACGTTTTGATGGTCCTCCAGCGACGTCAGATTATGCATCTACACGCGGTTCGTCTAATGACGAAATCCACGTCATTGTAATCGACGAAGATGGTCTCATCAGTGGAACCCCTGGTTCTGTCCTGGAAGTCTTCCCGTATCTTTCACAAGCATCCGACGCTAAAGACGCGTTCGGTGCTGCTAACTACTATAAGACTGTCATCAACGAAAACAGTTCGTATATCTGGTTTGGTGCTACAGACTCTACTAACTTTGCAAATGCTGGTTCGCCGGCTACGTCTGCACTTAACTTCGAAGTCACTCCTGCAGGTGGTGTTGTTTCAACATCTCTGACTGCTGGTGCTGACTCTGGTGCACTGACATCTTCTGAGTACGCAACTGGTTTTGATCTGTTTGACGATCCAGCACAGTCTGACGTCTCTATCATCATCGGTCCTGACTTTCCAGTCGGTTCTGGTGTAACGATTGCTAACGACATCATCGCGACTGTCGAAGGCCGTAAGGATTGTGTGTGTACCATCTCACCTGAGCGTGATGACGACACTGCAGCAGAGATCAAAGCATTCATGGATCAGGTTACCTCTTCCACATATGCAGTCTGTGACTCAGGTCGTTTGACTGTCTTTGACCGTTTCAACGATGCTCTGATTAACATCCCAGCGTCTGGTTCGGTTGCAGGTCTCATGGCCGAAACTGATCGCACACGTGGATCGTTCTTCTCGCCTGCTGGCTTCCGTCGTGGTCAAGTTCGTAACGTCGTCAAGCTTGCTTACAACCCAGTTGAAGCTGATCGTGACACACTGTACAAAGCCGGTATCAACCCAATCGTTTCTTTCCCAGGCGAAGGTACGGTTCTGTTTGGTGATAAGACTCACACTAGTCGCCCATCTGCTTTCGATCGTATTAACGTACGTCGTCTCTTTATCCTTCTCGAGAAGAGCATCCGTATTGCAGCACGTGACACACTGTTTGAGTTCAACAACGAGTTCACACGAGCTCAGTTCACAAGCATTGTTGAGCCATTCCTGCGTACAATCCAGGGTCTACAAGGTATCACTAACTTTGCTGTCGTCTGTGATGAGACCAACAATACTGGTGACGTTGTAGATCGTAACGAGTTTGTTGCAGACATCTTTGTTCAGCCTGCACGCTCGATTAACTACATTCAGCTTAACTTCGTTGCGACACGTACTGGTGTTGCTTTCGAAACCGTTATATCTTAAGGAGACCTAAATGACTCTCAATATTAATAGCTTTAAGTCTCAGTTGGCTGATGGCGGCGCACGCGGTAATCTATTCCGCGTCGTTGTCAACTTCCCGGGATTCGTTGGCGGGGACGTCGAAAAGACTTCGTTCCTATGTCGAGCGACTTCAATCCCTGGTGCGCAGGTTGGAACAGTTAACGTTCCATTCCGTGGTCGTCAGCTTAAGCTTCCAGGTGATCGTACATTCGCACCTTGGACTGCTACATTCTATAACGATGCTGCCTTCGACGTACATACAGCGTTTGTTCGCTGGCAGGACGGCATGAACGGCTTCTCTACAAACACTGGCTTCACTAACCCTGAGTCTATGTTTGTGGACATCAAAGTTCAACAACTTGACCGTAAAGAGAATGTCATCAAGGAGTTCCTTATTGAGGACGCTTGGCCATCACTCGTAGCTGCGATCGATCTGACATATGAGCAGACAGAACAGATCGAACAGTTCCAGGTGACTTTCGAGTACCTTCAGTGGACTACCATTGACACGACCGGACAGGTCTAAAAAACGTTATAAATAAGGGTGTGAGGATTCTTCTTCACATCCTTATTTTGATGAAAGAGTTATAATGGCAATCGATCCACGACATACACAAAAAGGAAATGAAGAACTCGATACCGAAGCGGCCAAGAAGGAACGCAAGGATAATGAGTTCTTTGGCTTTGAAGTAAAAGGTGATAAGTCTGCACCTGACTCAGCCAAGTCCTTTATTCCACCTCAGGAAGAGAACGATGCATCAGAAGTTATGTACGGCGGTGCCGGTGGCTTCTATGGTCAGACTCTTGATACCCGCGGTGATAACTATGCCAGTGAACGTGACCTTGTTGCTAAGTACCGCAACGCTTCAATGCAGCCTGAAGTTGATGCTGCCATCCAAGAAATTGTAAACGAAACCATCGTCAATAACGATGAAGATCTACCGCTTTCCCTCAACCTTGACCATCTTGATCTTGACGAGGACGTGAAGGATAAACTTCATGATGAGTTCTCTGAGATCCTGAAAAAGCTGGACTTCCGTAAGTACGGTACAGATATCTTCCGTCGTTGGTATGTTGACGGTAAAATCGTTTACCACATTGTCATCGACCTAGACAATCCAAAAAAAGGTATTATAGATTTACGTCCGATTAATCCTACTCATATTCGTAAGATCAAAGAGGTCGAAAAAGAGACAGATCCACGTACTGGTGCTGAGTTCATCAAGAGTATCGATGAGTATTATATCTACGCTGAGGATCAATACAAAAATAATAACTCGGCTTCTACGTTTGCATCACAAGTAAGTGGTTCGGCTACAAGTGGTCTTAAACTTGCTAAGGACACTGTTGCATATATCACGTCTGGTTTGACTGATGCCTCGAAGACAGTATCACTATCTTATATCCATAAGGCACTGCGTTGTATCAACCAACTTCGTATGATGGAAGATGCGTTGATTGTTTATCGTACTGTTCGTGCTCCCGAGCGCCGTATCTTCTCGATCGATGTGGGTGATATGCCGAAGAAGCAGGCCGAAGAGTATATCTCTAACCTGATGTCGAAGTATAAGAACAAGATCACGTATGATGCTGAGACAGGTGAGATTAACTCTAACCGTCACCATCAGCACATGCTTGAGGACTTCTGGCTTCCTAAAACCGCTGGTGGTAAAGGTACAGAGGTATCCACACTTGCGGGCGGTGAAAACCTTGGAAACATCACTGACGTTGAGTACTTCCAACAACGTCTGTATAAAGCGTTGAATGTTCCAATCGGTCGTCTGACACCAAGTGATCAGTCATTCTCTATCGGTAAGAATGGTGAGATTGACCGTGAAGAGATCCGTTTCCAGAAGTTTATTGATCGCCTTCGTGTCCGCTTCGCACAGTTGTTTAAAGAACTGCTTCGTACTCAGTTGCTCTTGAAAGGTATTATGAAAGAGCACGAGTGGGAAGATGTTCGTGAAGATCTTATCGTTGACTATAACCGTGATAA